CTTCAGAGTCGCTGTCACTTTTTGGATCTGACTATCGATACTGAGCGTGACAAGATGTTGCGTATCAAGCAGGTTCACAATGACACCGATGGTGGTCTGTTCCGTGACTACTATTTCGAGGGTGACGAAGGTGAGCAGGTGTTGCAGTTCATGTGGGACACTAAGAGCAAGTTGCGTGAGTTGAGTATGCGTATGGCCCTCAAGATCGCGGATCTTGTCAAGATCAGCCCGAACAACTGGAAAAATCTTGCTGAGAATACTGTCATGAAGCGGGTCTAATCTCACTCTTAGACTTGCTTCAAGAGAGGACCAAAAGGTCCTCTCTCCTTTTTGTTTGTAAATTGACTGTCTATATAATATAATACTATGATGCAGAAACGAGAACACCTGTTACACTACATGATGAAGGGGCACGTGCACCTCAGTAAGAAAGATTATGGGTTTTTCAATAATCTGACTTATATTATTAAAGACAAAAATCAGGTCACTTCGAATCAAAATAAACTTTTTGATAAACTGATTTTAAAGTATCAGAGGCAGCTGCGTAAACTTGGCCACAATATTGAAAAATTAAATCAGTTAGTTTGGGATGTGCCTATCATTGATAGTAGCATAGAATATCTTGTTCCAAAACTGTATCTAGAAAATGATGAACTTTGTTTGCGCACACCTTTCAATACCAATTTTGTGCGCACATTCAGGGAATATAAAGATAACACATTTGTATGGCATAAGGACCGGCGTGTATATCGCAGTAAGTTTTATACTCATGCATTACGGTTAGTCTATGATTCATGTCAACATTTTTTCAAGCAACTGGATATTAGCGATGATATCAAAACTGTGCTAGGTGACCTAATAGATCAAAAAGATTATACCAAGGCGCCCATTTTGTCTGTAAATGAGGGTAAATACTATATTAACAATACAAACAAAAATCTAGCAGAGGCAATCAAGGATATAGAATTGAACGATGATCCGTTGACATTGTACAGGCTGACTAGGCATGGTATATCTATAGATTATACTATCACTAAAGATGACCCATTAAAAACTTTCGCTAGTCAGTATATCACTAGAATAGATATCGATGAATTCTTGAACAGCGATTATTTGATCAAGTTAGATATCAAGAATGTATTTTTACCAAACAGGCATATCAATGTAGTAGATAATGCCATAAAAGATTATTTGACTAAGCATGGCATCAATATTCTAACATCTACAGATACAATGCCTGATAATTTAGTAATCATCAAACGCATAATGGGTACTGAACGCACAAACATGTTTGACATAGAGCCTAGAAAGATCGGCAAATTGATCCATATAGTAAATTCAAGGCCGTTGGAGATCAAATGAGACAAGCAAAGATAGTTATCAAAGATGAAGTAAACTGTAAGGTAGAAGGTCTTGAGTTGGACTGCCGTAAGGCATTGATGCGCAAGTTCGAACATGAGGTTCCCGGCGCAAGATATCTTCCTGCTGTACGATTAGGTCGTTGGAACGGTAAGGTAAGTTATTGCAGTTTAGCCGGTAGCACATATATCAATTTGATTCCTGATGTGGTTAGTGTATTAGAAGAGTACGATTATGATATCGAATTGGAAGACTTGCGTGGGTACCAAACAACTTTCAGTTTCAATCAAGTGTCCATGGATTCGTTCAGCGATAAGGTATGGCCCAAAGGTCATACACAAGCCGGCGAACCTATCATGTTGCGTGACTATCAAGTAGATATCGTCAATAACTTTTTAAAGAACCCACAATGCATTCAAGAAGTAGCGACAGGCGCAGGCAAGACTATCATGACTGCGGCATTGTCAAAGAGCATTGAGTATTATGGGCGCAGTATCGTCATCGTTCCGAACAAGAGCCTTGTCGTACAGACTGAAGCAGACTACATCAATCTTGGTCTTGATGTTGGCGTATACTTTGGTGATAGAAAAGAATACAATAAGCAGCACACTATCTGTACTTGGCAAAGTCTCAATAACTTATTAAAGAACACTAAAGCAGGTGAAGCAGAAGTCAATATCAAAGAGTTTATAGAAGATGTTGTATGCGTCATGGTTGATGAGGTGCATATGGCCAAGGCTGATGCACTGAAGCAACTGTTGACAGGTCCTTTCAGTCATATTCCTATTCGCTGGGGACTGACTGGAACTATACCTAAGGCTGCATATGAGCAAGTAGCATTGCTTGTGAGCCTAGGTCCGTTGATTGGTAAACTCAGCGCAGCCGAGTTACAAGAGAAGGGAGTTCTCGCTCAATGCCATGTCAACATCGTACAATTGAAAGATGGTGTAGAGTTCACAAACTACCAAAGCGAATTAAAACATTTGCTTGAAGATGAAAAACGATTAGATAAGATCGCACAATTGGTCGATAAGATCAAGGACAGCGGAAACACATTAGTATTAGTTGACCGCGTTAATGCAGGTCGAGAACTTATAGAAAGGTTAGAAGATGCAGTATTCATCAGCGGTGAGACAAAACTCACAGAGAGGAAAGAGGAATACGATGAAGTTAAAACTAGTGATAAAAAGATTATTGTGGCGACTTATGGTGTGGCCAGTGTGGGTATTAATATCCCTCGTATTTTTAATCTGGTTCTTATTGAGCCCGGAAAAAGCTTTGTCAGGGTTATACAAAGTATTGGACGAGGCATACGCAAGGCAGAAGATAAAGATCATGTAGAAATTTGGGATATCACTAGCGATTGTAAATTCGCCAAACGTCATTTGACGCAACGCAAGGCTTACTATAAAGAAGCAAAGTATCCATTCACATTGGAGAAACTTGACTATTAAAGAGGTCTGTAGTAAAATAACAACATGCGTATATTAACACTAGAAAATTCGTATTACAATTTAGAAACGCTTCCTGAAGAGATCGATGATTTGCGTTTCGCTATTCTTGATAATAGCAATCCCCAGAATGTAGACTATCACTATATCCCATTGATCTTCCTTGAGAGTTTCAATGCGGCGGCACTAGTGTTGCAGATCGGAAATAAGAAGGTCAAGATGCCTTTAGATTGGCAAATATTGATCGGTGAGAAAGAGCATGGGGACCTTGAGACATTGCCACTAAGCAGTCTTAATGATCGCGGGTTCAGCGCATTTGAATTCAATCCATTGAGTTCGTTCGCGCCTAGTTTCTTGCCCATTGAGATCGTAGACATATACCATGATGTGACATGGTATGCTCCAAGATTGCGCAACGGACAGTTCTTATGTGTTCCTATCGATGATGGCCCTAAACCCCGTTGTGTATATTTCGTGAAAGAGATCAGCCGTAATTGCGAGATCGTAGATTACAATCAAGTATTTTAAGTAGAATAGTATGTTGAAAACCAAGACTACATCTGACGAGAAGTTTGAAGATCAGGACTTTAACCTGTTCGAAGCCCTATCCGCGCTGGATAAAAAGGACTATGGTTATTATGATAGATTGACTGAAGAGCAACGAAAGAAGTTTGTGCCCTTCATGATGATCATGTGGCTTAGCGCAATCAAAGGCAAGACTGAGTTACAGCAATACTATGTACTCAGCACTAACGAGTTCGCCAACAAATATCTGTTCAACGAGAATGTACAGAAGCATCCTAAACTACAATGGTTGATGTTGTGTACTAGCGGTTTCGGTAGCAAGCAGTTTCATCAATGGATACCGCAGATCAAACAGAATGTAGGCAAACTTAAAGAGAAAGCATCGATCAAGGATATCAAAGAGTATTATAAAAAGATTTATCCTAAAAGCGATGACGAGACATTGACAGAGTTTAGCAAGTTGTACACAGAGCAACAACACAAGAAAGTATATCTAGCACAAAAGTTTCCTGAATTAAAGGTAGATGATATTGAAGCACTTAGTAATTTTGTCACAGACGATGAAATCCAAGAATACGAAAAACAACACGGCAACTGATCACAAGTGTGATTTTTGTGGTCGTTTTTTCATACATGAAAGCGGACTACTAAAACATTTGTGCGAGACTAAACGCCGCTGGTTGAATAAAGATATGCAAGGAAATCGCATAGGATTTAGCGCATGGGTGCAATTCTATAGCAAGCATAGCCGCAAAGCAAAAAAAGATTATATGGACTTTGCTAAGAGCGCATATTACACAGCGTTTGTCAAGTTCGGCAATTATTGTAGTGAAGTCAATGTATTAAATCCAAGCAGGTATGTAGATTGGTTATTGAAAGAACAAATCAGCATAGATACATGGAATCGTGACACTAATTATAATAGGTTTTTGTTAGAATATCTTAAGAACGAAGACCCATTAGATGCTATCGCAAGAAGTATTGAAACTACTGTTAGTTTATCTGCGTTAGATAAGATTCCTACTAAAGATGTATTGCGCTATGGTAATCGCAATCGCATATGTTATGAGATCACTAAGGGAAAGATCAGTCCTTGGATGCTATATCAGAGTGACAGTGGATTAGAGTTCATTGAACATCTTGATGCTACTCAGCAAAAGATGATACTTGAGTATATAAATCCAGAACAGTGGGCTATCAAGTTTAAGCGTAGCAAGAACATCATCCCAGAAGTAAAAGAATTGTTAAAAGCGGCAGGATACTGATGTTATTTCATTTCAAGCCTGATAAAAATTTTCAATATACGATAAGGATACCCTGGCGTATAGGTGATACAGTACAGCGTTGGGACGAGACATGTGCATGGGCTATGGAGACATTTGGCCTTCCTGGGGATAAATTCATCACGCATCCTACAGAAGATTATATGGACTTTATGTTCAAAGATAAAGAGGATGCGATACATTTTAGTTTAGTGTGGGAATGATGAAAGATATCAAGGATACAGTCAACAACAAAGAAGGATATGTCGTGCTAGGAGGTATGATACCTAGTACATTGATATCAGACTTCAATGATAGGCTTAAAGACTTATATCCTGTCCGTGCAGTCAGTTCTGATAAACAATATGCCGAGCGTGATGATATAAAAAATCTTAATGATATCACGGTTTGGTGGAGCCAAGAAGTCAGCGAGTTCACCGAAGTACAAAAAATATTGAAGATCGTAGATCCAGTAATCACTAGTAATTTCCCCAATCTTAGATTCTATGCTAGCGATACAGTGTTTATCAAGTCAGGCAGCACTTGGATAAATCCACATGTAGATACCCCACATAGGTTCAAGAAATACAACTATGATAAACGATTATTGGGTATACAATGTATCATAAGCCTCATCGATACAAACAGTGAAAATGGTTCGACAGGGCTCGTACCATTTAGTCAGAAACGAGACTTTGACATAGACAAGTGTTATACGGGCACATATAATCGTTGGTTCATGGAGAACATGAAACAACCCGACATGCCCAGAGGTACGGTATTATTCTATAATTGCAGAGTATTGCATAGCAGTATGCCAAATAATGGTAACCTCGAACGACCTGCATTGTTGCTAAATTACCTAGACCATAGTATAATTGAAGAAGTATCAAAGATCGACAATATTTGGTCAAGCAATGGCAGAAATACCTAAAGACTTTCAAGACTTTGACGATGATGATCCAGAGATAGACAAGAGATTATCTCGCTGGAAGTATTGGCAAAATCTAAAGAATCTCAAGTTAGAGTTCTATGAAGAGACGCATAGTAGAGATCATAGGGAATATACAGAATGGCTTGAAAACAAATATGGGTTTAGACCAATCGAAACTAATGAAGGTATGATGACTGACGATTACAAGGTGATTGACGAAAAGAAATTTATAGTGTATATTTTAAAATATGGCAAATGATATAATGATCGACATGGAGACGCTTGACACAAGTCCTTATTGTGTCATACTCACTATTGGCGTCGTTCGTTTCGATCCTTATGGCGATGGGGTAGTACAGAAACTTGAATTGCGTCCTACTATAGAAGAGCAGACAGAAGTATTTAACCGTGTCATCAATGATGATACGATTCGCTGGTGGGGTGAGCAAAGCCCCGAAGCCATTGAAGAAGCAATGGGGGATATTGGACGAGTTAGTTTCCGCGAATGCATGGAAGACTTATACAAGTTCGGATGGAATCGCAGAGCAGTATGGAGCAATGGTGCAGCATTCGATGTGGTAGTAGCAGAGACAGCGTTCCGTCAAGCACTAAGTGATAGGCCTAATCCTATTCCTTGGCCATTCTATACAGTTCGTGATACTAGAACACTCTATGAACTTGCTAATGTGAAATTGAAAGATGGTGGCTATAAGACTACGCACAAAGCAGTTGAAGATGCTGAACGACAGGCTATTAAAGTGCAGGAAGCATATCGTAAGTTAGGTCTAGTGAGGTGACTAGGCGTCACATAATGCCATATAAACTTTATAAAGAAATGTTGATATGGTTGACGGAAAATGTGCAGCCTAATTATCATAATAATAGAGATCACTTTGCTAGCAGTTCAGTTAGTCAATTTATAGAATGGCGCAGTGTAGATAAAGAAAGTTGGATATTACGCATAGTAGGTAATCCACCTAAAGTATATGTTGAGATAAAAGA